GCGTTTGGTGAAGGCGATCTCTTTGCTCGTCCGGCTCAGGTTATTGGTACTCTGCTTGGTGTTGGCACGCTCACGGTTTACGATGACCTCTATGAGATCGTTGCGTGGCTTACTGCTACTCCTAGTGGAACGACCATTTACCTTGACGATGTTTCTGACTTTGAGGTTGGTGGGACTGCGAGATTCATCAATATGTCCGCCTACAATACCTATGAGGACGAAACTATTTCGGCAGTTGATGTTGAGTCTGGAACGATTACCGTAGGTGCCGCTCCTACTGCTTCCTTTGTTGGGGGCAGGGATAAAGTGGTCATGCGGAAAAAGTTCATCCCCGACAATGTGTTCTTCCTCTTCTCCAACACCCAGGAAGAGGGGGTTGCTGTTGGTGAGTTTATGGAAGCCCCTTACGGTCTTGATCGTCGGTGGGGATTCTTTGCTGATTCTAAAGACGAGTGGGATCCCGAAGGGGTCTGGCTCCGTGTGCAGGACAAAGGGCTTCCGGTTCTTTACTATCCTGACACGACCTACAAACTCACGGTTTACGAGGAAGATGAATACTAAGTAAACCACTAAGGAGGTACAATCGTGCGAGTCGAATTGCGGATAACTCTGAAAATCGCAAGTAACAATATCATTCCGGCGGGGACGGTTTTTGATACGCAACTCCGTCCCCTGCCTGAATTTGTTCTGAATCGGCTCCGCAGGAAACAGGCAATAATCTTGTCTGCTACTCCTGCGGAGCTTTCAGCTTACGGGCTTCCCACTACCCTAGCTACAAGTCACCCTAGAGTTGGGGGTGTTCCCCCTGCTAGAGGAAAAGCTGAAAGGAAAAAGGTTGTTACTGAAGAGAAATCCGCTATTGAAACAGCGGAGGAACCCCCTCCGCACCCTGTTATTGATGAGGAGGGTTCAGACAGCCCCACATCTCTTGGCGAGGCTGCTAGTGCAGCCGATCCTGATCTTGTCGCGGCTCTCGAAGGCGAACCCAAACCGAAACCTAAGAAGAAGAAAAGTACCACAAAGAAAAAGTTTGTAAAGAAAGAAAAGACGGAGTAATGAGATGGCGCTGACGGACTCTGCTGATTTGATAGAAGCCATTCAAGTACAGCTTAGTTCTTCCTCTTCTTTAGTCACAGAAGATGGGTATGATGCTGTTGCCGATAGTGTTTCTCAGGAATTAGGTTGGGCTTATCCAATCATTGATGACACGAAAATCTATTGGGCTATCAAACGGGGAGTCCGTCATGCTCTCTTTATTCTGTGGGTAGCATCCGCTCAGAAGTTTAAGTTCAAGCAAGTCAATCTACAGCACCGATTCGACCACTATGGCACTCTGCTTCGTGAGATGGATAAAGAGTTTGAAAAAGCCATGGAAACAAACCCTGCCGTATTCGCTGGTGTGTCAACCTATAAGATGTTCGGAACAAGGTTGGATGCAGGGTTCGCCTATGACGGGATGGGGCGAGATGTTACCCACTATAAAGACAACTATGTTAATTTTGCACCACTTGAGACCGACTGATGAGCATTGGTCCCGACATCAAAGAAGTCATAGAGGAGCTTGGGGATACGTTTACTGTTTTGCAGAGTGGGTCTTTTGTTGCGGGCGGCAAATGCTTTACAGAGATGAACACCCAGTCTTCAAAGCCCTTTGTTCGTGAACACCACTTAGATGCTGTTTTCTCTTATGATTCCACCCTTGAATCTGGCGATGTGATCTACATTTCTGTTTACGATGCTTATTTTTTGGTAATGAATATAACGCCAGAGAATTTTGAAGACCAGAAGGTTGAAAACAATTCCATCATTTACAAGTGTAATCTGAATGGTTCAAGCAAGGTTCTCAGACCTGTGGAGACAAAGGTGGGCTATCAGTCTGTCGTTTCTTGGCAGACTATTGAAGAGAACTTTTATGGTCTCATTACAAACAGGATTTATGGTAGTGAGATTGATCAGGAAAGTATTGTTGGGCAGGCTGAAGTTTGGCGGTTAGCTTTATATCTGTCGAAGGATATAGATATTCGACCCCTTGACCGTTTTGTTGTGTCGGGTGTGACGGAGTATTACAAGGTGGAAACGATTGAGAGTTATTACTTTCCTGGAGTGAATGTGATTTTGCTGACTGAGGATACCCGTCCTGTTCATTTGGAGGATGAGTACTGATGATTAAGGTTATTTTACAACAGCAAGAGGTTTCTCGGATACAAAAGGCTTTGCGACGAGTTGCTAGGGCTTTTACGGACCTTGACAGTTTGGTTGAGGGTATTGCAGAAGAGTATGCTCGGGCTGTCCATCGAAACATAATGAATCAAAATCTTCCGAACTATCCTGTTAGAACAACAGCTTATATGAATCGGAAAAGAAGAGAGGGAAGGCCATTAGGACATTGGCGGTACTTAGATCGGGCAGTAGAAGGGATTGGTTTACGAAAAGGGGAGGAACCCAATTCTTATGTAGTTTGGTCATGGGATGTTCCTCATGCGAAATATATGGAAAAAGGTGGTGGGAACCCTACGCCCGTTCCTGTTTTTAAATTTACCCTTGATACTTATGAACCTTTAGCCATTACAAGAATTAAAAAGTGGTTGGGGAAAGTCGAGGCTATGTATATATGAGAATAACTAGGATAGCACCGAAAGAAGTGATGATAACAATAGAGATGTCCCTGACTGAATCGGAAGCGATCCTTAACGCCTTGGACGTTGCGGAGATCATCTTCCCTGATAACTCTGTCAATAACGTAGAAGCAGACAAGGCCATCAAAGAGTTTTTCAATCTTGTGAATGAAGCAGTAAAAGCTGCTAAAGGTGGGTAATGGACGCTACTGCTCTTGAACTTAACTTTCGGAAATCACTAACAAAGTATCTAGTCGATTCTTTGCCAACTGTGAATTTCATGTTTGATTGGTCGGCTGCTGATCCGAACATTCGCAGTAAAACGATGACTGCGTGGATTGTTGTTGACCTGAAGAAGTTTGAGAGAGGACATCTTTCGGAAGCATGGGTTGATTTCTATATAAGCACAAGACAAGATATGGACAGTTGGGCAAACTCCCAACTATCAGACACCCTTGTTTCAATCTTCTTTGACGAAACAAAGACGGATGGCCTTGCTAGAATCCCCTTTTATGACGGAAGCAGTAATCCGTGGGTAGTGATAGGAGCAATTTTGGCACAAGAACTCTTTGAATTTCCGCCCAGATATGTTATAGAAGATGAAACAAAGGTTAAAATCGTTTCGGCGAGGTTAAGATGGGCATCGAAAATTTGAAAAACAAAAGGATCATTTATAAGTGTGAGAAGTGTGGGAAGAAACTTATTGAACGGCGACCTGATGGTCTTTGGCACTTCGTCTTCGGAAAGCCGAAGGAAGGTTCAGATTTTGTTCCCGTGGAGATTTATATCATGGGGAACATTCGTATAAAGTGTATGAGGAGAACCTGTGGACATTGGCAGGTTCTAAACTATTTTCCAAATCAATCGGAGTAATCCGAAAGGCTAGATTGTTCAAAATTTTGTAGGAGGATTTGAAGAATGGCGTTGACACGGACTGGTCCTGTTACCCGACAGGCTGAGAAAGTCGCTCTTGGGTTGGCACAGATTCGGGTTGGGGCTGCTGCGGCCAATATTGCTTCGATTACGCCGGTGCTTCTCAGCACGGATTCAATTGGTGCTCTCGGCAATACGAAGTTTATTGGTGAGACGGAGTTTTGGCGGCTTGAGTCTGGGTTCCCCCTTCTGGAAGACCTTGCTCTTCCCATTAGAGAGAAGGCTGCAATGGAGGTTGGGTTCAAAGAACTCACTATTGCCAACCTGTACATGGCAAGAGGGGAAGATCCGTCTCTTGTAGACGAATACGATGTTTCCCTCGGTCTTGGTGGGCTGTCTGCTCCTGAGTATATCAGGATGGAGGCGGTCTATACTTTCCCCAACAACCTTGCTCAGATGGTTGTTATCTTCCCCCGAGCGAATGTTGTCTCTTCTATGGAGATGGATCTTCAGGCGGAAGATGCGGCCGTCATCCCGGTTACATTTGAGGCGAAACGAGCTGATCAGCTTGTTTCGGGTGGAAGTGCAGTTTGGGATGATATGCCCCTCGGAGTCATTGTATTCCTGACGGGCGACGACATGGTGTAATTCAAGACGAATCCCGCCTCCAGGACGGGGGCGGGATTCATTAAAAATCATTTGGAGGCATAGAATGAAGGATCGTTTGAATCCGAAAATCAGGAAGTTTGAATACGGAAACAAGGAGATGTTTTCCGTAGATTTGTACCCGCTGTCCATTGGTGATCAGAAGAAAGCTCTTGAAATTGTTTTGGAAGTTGTTCAGGAGTTCGCCTCTCCAGAGTTTGTTGGCAAGTCTGATGTTGAGGTTGCTCCGAAGATTGTTGAAATTCTTAATAAACACATTGTGGCAATTTTGGCGATGATCGCCGGGGTTCCTGCGGAATCTGCACAGGCAATCCTTGACAGATGTACAAATGACCAATTTGTCCTGCTTATCGACACTATTTGGGAAGTCAATTTTGAGGATGCCGTAAAAAATGGAATGAGCCTCTTCGACAAGATCAGGATGATGTATCCATCGAAGAGGCAATCGCAATTTTCTTACGGTATTACCCCCAATACAGGCTTGAACACCTCTACACCCGAAGCTTCAGAGAAGGAGGAATCACAAGAGACCAAATGTTAGCCTTGTATGAACAGGCTAACAAAATTGAATATGCTGAGAAGAGATTTGAGGCGGGAGTACATGGTGTCTCCCTAGATGGTAAGGGAGCAGAAAAGAAGAAAGAGGAAGCGTTTTTTGGTGACGATGAACCTATTTTTAAGGAGCCGTCAGAATATAAAAGCAAGTCAAAAGAGGAGTTGGATGACTTAACTGAAAAAATGATGAAGAAGCTCAAACCGCTAGTAGGTAGCCGAATCCTAGGAAAAAAGAAGTAACAGGAGCTATTGATGGCTGAAAAAGAATTAGGTCTCGGCGTTTTATTCTACGCTAATGCGGGTAATGTCCTTGCTAAAATCAACGAAGTCCAAGCTAAAGTAAGAACACTCGCTTCTGAAATAACAAATTTTGCGAAGACAAGTAATGTTGGTACGACTGCTCTAAACTCTTTGAAAGAAGGAACAGCAGCAGTTGGGGCTGCTGTTGGCAAGTTTAGTTCTGAAGTAAAGGGCGCCGCAGCTGGGATGAGCAGTACTGGAAAAGCTGCTTCCCAAGCTGGTGCCCAAATGAAGGCAGTTAGTGGTACGATCACTACTGGAGCTGCTTCTGCTAGAGCTGCCGTTCCTTATTACGAGAGATTAGGAGTTGCTATCCGAAGCCTGGCTGCTTGGATTCCTGCGGCGATGGCTATTTCTGGTCTTACAATGGCGTTTCGGTCGGGAATACAGGCAGTTGTTGATTATGACCAAGCCTTAAAGAATCTTCAAGCTATTACAAATGCAACCAATGCGGAAACAGCTTTGATGGGAGATAAAATCCGTGAGGTTGCTTCTTTAACAAAGTTTTCCACAAAAGAAGTAGCAGAAGGGATGGTTTTTATCGGGCAAGCTGGTTTCTCTGCTGGGGAAGCGATTGATACAATTCAAGCGGCTGCAATGCTTGCCACAGGAACTCTTTCTGATCTTAAAACTTCATCGGATTTAGTAACAACTGCTCTGAGAGTGTTTCACATGAACGCTTCGGAGTCTAGCCGAGTTGCCGATGTTTTTGCGAATGCTGTCAATAAGTCAAAAACAACGGTTGAAGGTCTTAAAGTTTCCCTGAATTATTTAGGTCCAGTTGCTCATGCTTCAGGATTAACGCTTGAGGAATCCGCAGCCGCAGTAATGGCTCTTGCGAATAGTGGTATTCGTGCCTCTACAATTGGTACCAGTTTGCGACAGATGTTGTCTCGTTTGGCTGCTCCCACGAAAAAGATGCGGGAGGAGTTTGCCGCAGCTAATGTTGATATTAAAAAATTTAACGTATCTACTGATGGATTAGCTGGAACTGCTGGAAAGCTTTCTACTGTTTTGAAGGAGGATGTTTCAAAAGCATTTCAATTATTTGGTTTGCGAGCCGCAAATGCTGCTATTATCCTTTCTGCTCTTGGCAAGGAAGGAATGGAATTTCTTACTGATCAAGCTTCTGAAGTTGGAAGTGCTGTTCGGATGGCTGAAAAGCAGATGGAAGGGTTGGGGGTTGCAGCTAAGAACCTTCGGGATAAAATCGAATTGTTAGCAATTTCAATTGGTACAGGTGGTTTGAGTACTGCCCTAAAGGTTGTTATTGATATTTTGAGGCCACTTGTTGATATTCTTTCTGCTTTAGCTTCGTCTGTTATTGGGCAGTTGATTATTACAACGGGTGGACTCACACTAGCCTTTATTGGTTTGGGAAAAGCAGTTGGGTTGTTATCGGCGGCACTTGTTGCTTTGACACACCATATATCAATGAAAGCTGCTTTTGCTATGATGGCAGAGCAAGGTGAAACACTATCTTTTGTGTGGACTAAACTTTCTTCTGTGGCTGTGATGTTAGGCCGCATTTTGCAGTTTTCGTTATTGGCAGCGTTTACTGCCGTTGGAGCCGTTTTTCATGTGATAGCTAGTAAAGGAGCTACCCTTCTTCTGATACTTGTTGGTCTGAGGGCTGCTTTTGCAAATTTGGCAAAGTCTTTGCTATTGTTAGCAATACATCATCCTATTGCCGCCCTAGCTTTGTTGATTGCTTCTTTTTACACTCTTAAAAAAGTTTCGGCTGATTATATTTTGGCAACTGAGAAGTTGGCAATTACTCATGCAACTACAGCTCAAAAGTTGTCTGATTATAATAAGATGCTTCAGGAAAACTACGCCCATGAATATAAGCGGGAGAAATTGATTGAGCGTATATTGAAGGATTTCCCAAAATTGAAGGGAAGTTTTGACAATGCTGGTGGTTCGCTGAATAAATATACTGAGGCGTTAGAAAAGGAGATTGCGGCTGAAAAGGAATTAGCAAGACAGAAAACAGTAGAGGCGTTAGAGAATACAGCGGAGGCATGGGAGGAAGCTTCCGAAGATGTTGCTTATTTTCGGTACCGTTTAGATTTAGCATCGGGAGCAACTGGCCGGTTTCAGTCTGCTCTTTCTTCTTCCAAGGGTGCTGTTATTGGATTCTTGCATGGTGCTGTTAATTTTCTAACAGACGGTTTGCGAAATGTAGTAGCTCATTTTGGTTGGGCAGATTCGGCAATCGTGTCTTGGGGGAAGAAGCTTTTATCGGCTGAAGATGATGTCAAGACTTTTGAAAAGGCTACGGCTAGTTTAGTTTATCGGTTAGAAAAGTTAGGAGACCGAAGTAAATCTTTGGAACTCTTAAAGGCTTTTCCGCCTGAGACTCAGGGGCGGATTATGCGAATTGTTGAGAGTTTGCATAAGTTTGACAAAACGATGCAAGATATTGGGCAGGATACATCAGAATACCAAAAGCAGTTTGTTGACACTATTTCTGAGTTAGATGATAAGTGGGCAGAGCATTATGCAAAACAGGATGCTAGTGGCAAACTCTTTACCTTACAGCACGCCCAAAATCTAAAGAAACAGTTGAATGAGTTAGACAAAGCCCGTGAGCAGATGGCTTTGACTGATGAGCAGTATGAAGCCGAACGCCAACGAATATTGGATGATGGTTTTCGTAAGATGGAGGCGGCTTATATTGCAGAGTACGACAAGATAACCAAAGTCATTGAAGATCATTATACAGATGTTGGGTCTATTCGGGACGCACGGTTTAAGGAAGAGAAGGAACAACTTTCTCAATCCGTTTCTGAGCGTTTGGCGGTAATAGAAACATCTAATCAGGATGAATTGGCAATCCAAGAGGCCAAATACATTTTGTATGAAGAGTATTATGATAAGTTGATTGGTTTGTCAAAGGATGAGTTGAAAGCTCGGTTAAGAGATGTTGAGGATCAGCAAAATGCTATGAAATTAGCGTTGGATTCTCAATATTTGAGTGCAGAGACTTACCAAAAGAACATCCTGAAAATCGAAAAAGACACCGTTGAGAAAGTAAAGGGATTGTATCAGGATGTTCTTTCAGAACTGCGAACTACTTTGTCGGCTCGACAGAAAGCGTATGAGCAGTTTGCTGGGGCTGTTAAGAAACTTGAGGATGATATTTTTGGGCTTTCGCTCCGTTATGAAGATCGGATTGATCGTCTCCGACGGCAGGGATTAGAGAAGCGGGAAGAGCAAGGAAAGTTAGCGACACAGATAGAAGAGAAGTATGCAAAAGCTCGGGAGTTGGTGGCTAAAGGGGAGTATGAGAAGGCAAACCAATATTATAGTCAGATAGAGGGTTTGGTTGGTGAGCTGACTGTTTATAAAAACCAAGAAGCTGATAAACAATTAAACAAGCAAATTGAAACACTTGAGGCTCAGTTACGTTCGGAAAAGACGTTTGCGGGTCTTTCTGAGGAAGAAGAAAGACGGAAGCGGACGGAAATTTGGGAACAGATCCAAGAACTGAAGAAGAAGCAAGACGAGCATCGGGCTGAGTTGATTAAGGATGAGCGGGAATCTGCAAATCTCCAAATAAAGGAATATCAACGTCTTCGGGACGAGCATATTGATTGTAAAAACAAAGAGAAAGCGGCTTATGAGGAACTTCGGGATGTAGCGAAGAAGTCAATGGATGAAATCAAGACCAAAATTGGGGACATTGTTACAGAGCTTGATACCATTCAGAAAAAAGAAGTAAAGCTAAATCTGGCGTATGCTGAGAAGCAGTTGGATGAGTTTAAAACTAAATTGGAAGGATATAGATATGAATTAGTTTTAGCTTTTCTTGGCAAGGGTTCTGAAACCCTTCCTATTTCTGAGAAGATTGCGGAGATAGAGGATAAGTTAAAAGAATTGCAAAAGATGTTTGAGGACATCACCAAATCGTTTGAGATTGTGTTGACTTTTATGGGAGATACTGGTGATGGGAACAAACCGTTGCTTGATGCCTTGTCGTCTATTTCGACGGAATTTGATAAGATTCTCCAACACATTGAAGAGAATGTAATTCTAATCAAAGTGGATAATTTAGAAGCTACAACGAGGGTCCAAGAAGTTTTGACTATTGTAAAAGAACTGACGGCTAAAGTTTGGACAGTAACAGTTAATATTATTACGAAGGGATGGGAAGAACTTGTTAAGGCGGCGGCAGCTTGGTCTGTCCTTGAAGATAAGACGATAACGGTTACGATTAAAACGAAACATGAAGGAGGTGGATTAAAAGAGGGTGGAGAGGTTAGTGGTAGTGGTTCGTTTGGAGTAACACAAGCACAAAAAGGTGGTCACATTCCTGGTTACGGTGGAGGGGATAAGGTTCCAGCCTTGCTTGAAAAGGGAGAGTGGGTCATACCTAAAGAGGAAGTCCGTCGATATGGTTCGGGCTTCATGCGACGGCTTCAGCATGGGGAGATTCCAGAGGAACAGCTTCCTCGTTATCAGGGAGGTGGTGAAGTTCATCCTTATGGTGATCCGGGCTATGCACCAAAATACAATCTGTTTGATAAATCTGGTTATTCTACGCTGAATAAGGATTATGCGGTTTTAGATAAGTCGGCGTACGCTTCTTTGCAAAAGGATTATGCTGTTCTGCAACCGCATATTGAGTCGGAAGGGTCTAGGGTTTTTCAGAATGTTGGCCGTGATCTGAACGGCTACACAATGAAACTCGATCCTGGGCAGGGGTGGTCGCTTTCTGCTCGTATTAGAAATGGTCTTTTCGCAATGACTAATGCTTGGCGGGCGATGGCGTCTGAAGCTACATTAAAGGCGAAATATAAAGCGGGTCAGTTGTTTCCAAGCAAAGTTATTACGAGTTTGATGTCTGCTTCTTTCAAACGGTATGTGGATGAGAGACTTCCTATACTAACCGCACAGTCTGCCCGCCTTCATTGGGATACTGTTCCTGGAGCGTTTGTTCAAGCGTATGGTAACAAAGCCGCTGAATTTGCTGAATCTGAGTTGGCTTCTTCTGATCTTGGGACTGAAGGGATGTATCAGAAAGGCGGTCGTGTCAATACTGGCAACTCTTGGCTGAAGAACCTCCTTGCCTTTCTTGAGAACGGAGAGTTTGTCATTCCCAAAGATGTTGTGTCTCGGCAAGGGATCAGCTTCTTTGAAAACCTGATGAATGCCACGAATACGATGAGAATCCCTAAATTTCATGAAGGGGGTTTAGCAGGTGGGATGGCTACAAGTGGACAGATTCACACAATTAACTTGACTATAAACGGCGAACCGCATACCCTATATGGGGATGATGTAAATATAAACAAGCTCACGACGAATCTTCGGAGAGCCCAGTTAGTAAGAGCGTAGGAGGACTACAATGCCGATTGTTTCGACAGACATAAAATTTTACCGATCCCTAGTAAACAATGATCTTGTTACGAATGGGGGAGGAATCAGCAGTTCACGGGTTTTGGACAATGTCCTGAACAATCTGTTCCCGAATGTTTCTTCGGCTGAGAGGGAAGCTGGTCTCACTCGTTATCGAAAGCTGTTTATTCGGAATGAGAACGCTAATGCGTTGACCTTTGAGAACGTAAGGGCGTTCATAAGGGTTCCCTCGCTTGCGGACGACTACTTCCGTTTGATTGCCGGGACAGATGCAGATACACAGAACGACCTCTCAGGATATACAGATTGGTGCGGAACAGGAATCCTTCACACCTCCCTTTTGGGAGGGGAGACTGAAATCGAAGTTGATTACGATGCCGCAAACGGTGTATTTGATGGGGCAACCCTCGTCCTCCAAGATGATTACTCAAGGGAATTTGTTACTGTCGATGGCACTCCTTCGTGGTTAGGAAACAAGGCGACCATAACCCTTGCTACCCCTGTTGCCAATGCTTTCGATGCTCTTGATACGATAGTCGGGACGATCATTGATTTTGGTGATATTGAACCGTCTGTGACAAATTGGGTTGAGACAGGTTCTGGAACCTACAATGAAACGAGTTTCCCACTTACCCTTTACAATATTGGAACGATCTATGAGGATTGGACGCTCACCTTTACTAGCCCCACAGCGTTCTCCGTTTCAGGAGCAGTCACAGGGAGCATAGGAGCTGGCTCAACTTTGTCAGACTTCAAGCCTGTTCATGGATCTTCTTGGTACTTCCTCCTTAGCAGTAGCGGATGGGGAGGTTCTTGGACTATCGGAGACACAATCACTTTCCGAACGATTCATGCTGGGAAGTCCTTGTGGTTAAAAGAGGTTGTTCCCGCTGAAATTGCAACGTATTCAAATAATGTGGTGACTCTTAATGTTTTAGGGGAGTCTGCTTAGGAGGAAGTGATGGCAAACAAAGCATCTAATGAAGTTCTTTCACAGTTGGCTTTCGCTCAGTTTCATGGGTTGAATTTCCGTATAATCTTGGTGGATGAGTATTTTTCTTTCGATGTTGCGGAACATCGGTGGTATGAGGATGTTTCGGCTGATGAAGTTGCGGAAGGGAATAATTATCTTACTGGTGGACTTGATCTTGAGAACATGACGATTACGGAGGAAGCAACCTATGTTGATGTTTCTTGGGATAATGTGGTATTTACTGCTCTAGGTGGGGATATTGGCCCTACGAGCGGAGCCTTGATAATTTGTAAAGCCGAAGATGAGTATGATGAGTATGATGCTGAATGGATTGTCGGTTTTATTGAGTTTCCAACAGTTTATACGATTCCTGAAGATGGAGGGTTGCAGATCACTACTCCGACTGTTCGGCTTCTTGGCCAGGTGACTTAAATATGATCGAGGTTTCTGGCAGAATCGACATTTTGGTTCAGTTTCCCATGCAAGGGTATTTGTATGCGGGTGAAGCAGTAGTTCCAATTGTATTAGTTCCGCCAGAGCAGATTTATCAATATCATCTAAGGGCTTTGAATCGGCTAGTCAATTCGTTGGAATATCTGTTTTCTTTGTCACTTCCTCTGAGTATTGTGGGTCCGATTGATCCCATTGAATTGTCGTTTATAAATGATTTGACAGATATTGTAACAGTCGAGATTGGAATTAAGAACACAATTCGGGACAAGGATGATGTTTTAGTTACATTTGGTGTTCGCAATCATTTAACCGAAGACCTGTCGTATGCAGATCAGTACTATTTTGACAAAGGACATGGGTTGACTGAATGATCCCGATAAATATAACCATTGATGGACAATCTGCTGTAGATGAGCTTGTCTCCTGTAACATTCAAATGGATGAGATGTCCTATTGTTGGACGATCAATCTTGATCTGAAGTCGAAACTCTTTTGGAATGCCTGTGATCCAAACGAGAGGGTTGGGACTCCTCGGATCAAAGTTATTATTGGTGATGATGTTTACTCCTTCCTCTGTGAAGAGCGTAGCACCTCCAGAGAAAAAGAATTTTCAATGTCGGTTTGGGGGAGGACGAAACAGGCGTTGTTAGCCCGTCCTTACTCTCAGGCGGCGTATGCTGTTTCTGATGAATATGGTTCTGTTTTTACATGGGAAACTTCTGCCGTCCCCGCCTCAGAAGTCATACAAATTGTGGTCAACGAGTTCTGTCCGTATGCGATAACAGTTAATTGGAATGTCGAAGATTTTCTTGTTTATCCAGGAAATCTTTCAGTCGAGAACCGCGATCCGATTTCTGTCATATCTCAATTAGCAGAAGCGATTGGGGCTGTCCTTGTTCCGCAGATAGATGGTTCTTTGAATGTCGAATACTATGATGTTTTGGAAGGGGAAATAGTTGCAGACTATGACGATTCGATAGAGGTTCTTTCTGCTTCGGAAGAGGTTCCTACAAGGACTGGGTTCAATGCAGTCGTTGTGTCGGGGGCTTCTTCTGCTTCTAGCAAGCAAGTTTGGCTGACTGTTGAAAAGAAAGAGGAAACCCAAGAGGCTTCAAGCTGTTTTGATTCTTTTGAAACGGACACAACGATTTATACTTATGTTTCCTTCAATGTCCGAGTCTATTTCTACAACTCTGATCCATCTGCTGTCCTGAGTAAGTTCTTTCCCTATGGTAGTGTGATCGAAGGAGTTACTGGAATTGAATCCATAACAGAAACAGTACAACTTGTATTTGGTTCTGGTAATACCTCTAAGACCAATACTGCTGGGGAGACGGAAGTTGTTGGTGATCCTGATGTTCCCCTTGAATACCGAGAAGTTACCTACAATGTCAATTACAAGGATTATTCGATAACAGCAACGGAAGAAGGTGATATTGGAATCATCTTCTACTATAGTGCTGAGAATTATACGGTATATTCCTTTACTGCTACAGATGCTTGCACTTGGGAAGATATTTGTGATGGGGTCGTCCTTCTCCCGTCTTGTAATTATCCGAATGAAGAGAAATATACTGACAGTTCTGAGAGAGTATTGGGACAATTCCATGATGTTTATTATCAAAAGCCTCATAGGAGGGAGGAGCAAGTATTAGTTTGGTCTGGTTCGTATGAGACTGAGGGAGTCTTTGAGAGAAAGGTCTACAAATTATCGTGGTCGTCATTGGAAACAAGCAATGCACGAGTGTATAATGCCTTGACCCAACTTGGGTTAAGTGGAAAATATAAAAATTTGAGGTGTGCTTCTTGTGGTCGAATTACTGGTGTATATTTAGAGCGGCCTGTTAATGCTTCCTCTGTTCCTAGTGAGCGTTTAGTATATGCCCCAACGTTTGAAAGGGGAGAACCAACTGAATCTTTCTCGTACCACTATTGGTTTAGTGGAAGAAGAAACCATAATAATGGAGGTTTCCAAAACTATACGGAAACAGTTTATTATATTCGCAAATCTGTGCGTTTAGTTACTAATTACGAGAGTAGGGATTCCGCCTTACTTGAACTTCTTCTCAGCGGTCAGTTTTTTGATTTAGAGGTTAGCGGTTCTTGGATTTATGGAAAGAGAAAAGGAAGACCGAAGAATATTACTAGTCCATTAGAAAAAATAGTTTTTGTTTATCCGAAAACAGTTTATTATCAATACACAAAAACAGAAACCTTGTATGCTCACAATCCTGCCCTAGCAGAGTTTCGAGAAAAACACGCTGGTTGGGAGAGTCAAGGGTTGGAGCAGGTTCCGGTGGATTTCCAATATTATGATTCTTACAAGGATTATTCGGAAGTAACAAGAGTGATGTTAAATCTTCAGAATAGTGGAAAATGGTGTGATTTAGAATATAATGGAAATTATATCTATGGGCGTCGAATTTCTCCGCTAGTGGATGGAGATTACAGTATTACTAGAGAGTTGATTGGTGCTGTTGACATTCCGGCGGTTGTGACAATAGTATCTAAAACAGTTCTAGGGGAAGTACCAGATGAAAATGGTAGTCAGACAACTGAAACTGTGGATTATACTTTCACACATAACGATTACTCTGAATTGACCAATTTGCTTTTGAATATAGCCACCTCTGATGTTTGGGTAAAAGCAACGGTTAGTTTGCCGTGGGTTTATGGTTATCGGCGCAAAAGGGCGGTTACAGAAAATGCGGATTACGCTCCAGGAGATGAAGTAGAAATTAAGGTTTATTATGATGGAACTTCGATAAGTGAGAAGTGGTGTTCATATGGTGCTCTCTCTTTTGTTCGGTCGGGTGTTGACCAATTTGAAGAAGAAATTGAGTTTCTCAATGGAGAAGCTTCAACAGAGTATCCGATTTCTTCTCTCGTTTCAATAAACTATCATCATAGTGATGAAAATCTTTTTTCGGATCCAGCTTATACGAAAGGTGGGAGGAAGGTTATATGTGCTTACTTGAAAGGAAAACTTTCTTATCGGCTTGTCGGTGCGGCGATCTCCTATCAATCGAATTATTCGGTGTTCAAAGTAGCGATTCCGTCTGATTGGCAGGGGGATTCTTTCTCAATCGGTTTCTGCTTCGATGGTTGTGAAGATCCGAAGATGGTTGATGTGTCCGTTGGTTATAAGAAAGGGACGGATCTAACAGGTTTGAGACTCCTACATAATAACAATTTTGTTGGGAATAGCGAAATAAACACAATCAACTTTGTGGATGGTGATTGATGCAACCAGTATTAGTAAAGTGTGTTAGAGGATATGGTGACAAGGAAGAGGAAGAAATATCCAATTCCCTGATCGTCACAGAGTCAATGGCAGTAAGCAGGGGTAAGAGATACCTTGATGATCCGAGTCAGGGAGGGTATTACCAAGTCAAGACACGGACTTTCAAGGTTCCTCATAAGGGGAGTGTTGTCGTTCCTGGAACGTGGGTTTCAATCTCAAATGGAGATTTGAACTTGAGTGATACTCCCGTTCGTGTTAAATCCTATTCATTGACGTTGACACCGAATTCTATCTTTGGAAGTCTTGTAACAGAAGAATTTGTGGATGTGGAAACATGATAGGTGAACTCAAGAAGCTGGCTAGCAAAGAGATTAAGAAGAAGTCTTTGGATATGAAGGAGGCCGTTGTCTCTGGATTTGGGACTTCTGTAAATAAGTACAACCTTACTCTCCGTTCAGGACATATTTTGAAGGAAGTAGTTGGGGCTTTGGGGTATGTTGTTGGTGACAATGTTCTTGTCTGCTTTATGGCAAAGTCAAATAATTATGTCATTGTTGCACGGACGCCTAAAAGTACGACAACGATAAAGACGGTTGTGGTATAGGAGGTTAGAATGACCAGTATAGGAACTGTCACCTTAGATCAAGACATGATTTGGGAGAACGAGTTTGCTTTCTCTCCAGTAAGAGGATATTCAGAACCTACTCTTGGAGGTGGAGTCGTCTATCAGGAATATGTTCAGAGCGAAAAAGGCCGCCTGATCATCCTGACCTCTAGCGAGACTATAGGATTTCAAAAAAGATCGACGGTAGAGGCTCTCCGTGCGTTAGCCGCAGAACTTTACACCTCATATACGCTTACGATTCAGACAGGAGCAACAACTGTAACCAAAACTGTGCGTTTTTGTCACGAAGCAGGAGATGGAGCTGTAAATTTCCGTCCTTATGTTGACAGAGGTGGGATTCACGGATCTGGTATTTATTACAAGGGAACTATCAATTTGATGGTGGTTTAGATGTCTGATGTTTTGCTTTTGAATTTTGACAATGAGGAAGATGGCGCTACTGAGTGGTTAGAGGAAGCTCAAGGGCTGTCTCCAGATGAGTCAGAGTGGTGTGAGGTTGATGCGACAACCAGTTATGAGGGAAGTGGTTGTCTCATTTGCCATTGGGATTATTTTGCATCTCCTCATTTTATTTATTCTTTTTCGGGTTTGGAAGCGATTTTTACTTACAAGATCCGATTTCGCATTGATAGTCCAAACCATCCTGATATTTACGCACAACAATTAGCCCTTCTTTGGGACGATGATGGTTTTGCGAGTATTAGCGTTGTATATGGTTATGATTCGTGGGAAGGGGAATATCAACTAGCAGTTGAGGGAATGGATAGGGAAGAAAACTTCTTTGAACCGATAATGAAAAGTTATTCCAGTCTTCTTAGTGATTGGAATTTATTTAAGATTGCGGTTAGCTCTACACAGGCTACTTTTTATTTAAATGATTCTGTAGTGGGTTTTTGGCTATTGGGAGATGAGTATTCAATTTCAGATCCGTTTTTAGGGATCGACCATTTGTATGTAGGTAGAGCATAATGTGGTTATGTCCAGTATCAGGCACTCCTTATATGGCTGGAGACTCTTGTGGAGGAGTTGATTGTGGTGAAACTTGGTGGGGTGATAGGTGGGGAACATATTGTATTTATTATAATACTTATGTTCGGTTTGATTCGATTCAGTTATTTAATGGAGTGGAAGGTGGGGATGAAGATGAGTATGAAGATGAGGATGGATTTCGAGTACGACTAAAACCAGAAGCGGAGCGTCCTTTTTCTCGTCCTAAGTTTATTGGTAGTTTCTCTTTAGGAGCCGTCTCACTTCGCTGTTCTCATAATTATGTGGTTTGTGGAACGAAAATAAGTATAAATAAAAGAAAGGTCGCAGTTGGTAATATTCTTGGAAATCCGACAATAATAACAATATCGGAGGCCGTAGAATAATAAATTTGCATTTTAAGGCCATTTATAGTACAGAAATTACAGGAGGATGGTAAAATGACGATGGGAAGATTTTATCAGGGAAAAGATAGTAAAGGAAATCTAGTCTATTCGATCCCCCCGACGGAGGTGGATGTCCTTCAGCTTACTGCAAATACTCACCGGCGCTACACAATTCCAGCAGACACGCAGTTCATCTATGTTGGCAGTACTGAGGACATCCTTGTTAAGTTTGGAGATGCCTCAGTACAGGCAATAAAACCTACGGGGGATTCCTTCTCAGGGAGAGGGCCGATGCTGAACCCTGCGATTGTCGTGATTGATTTGGAGGAACACTCACACCTTTCCGTCTTGTGTGAATCCAACACGACAGTTTATATCCATAGGTGGAGGGGGTAAGATGATCTACTTCAAGCAAAAAGCTAGCTCTTCTGGAGGTGGGGGGAGCAGTCTCTTAAATAAGTTGGATGCTACCTCTGCTCCAACAGTAAATGACGATTCAGGAGACGGCTACTCTGTAGGCTCTTTGTGGATTGACGTTTCTGCAAAGGAAGCTTATCGGTGTGTAGATGCGACTGTGGGGGCGGCGGTCTGGCTCAACACGACAGTAGAGATAACGGATCTTGGTGACATTGTAACCCGTGATGCTGATGAGTTTGCGGGGGCGGATCACAACCACGATGAAGCTTATTCTGCTATTGGCCATGACCATGATGAGGATTATGCGGATCTGGTTCATACACATTCCGAAAAAGCAGACAAGGTTGTTGTTGATGAATATGATGAATATGATGCTCCCGAAGGGTATGTTGCAACCTTTGACGCTGATGGCAATTTGGATCTTTCGGACAAGAAAGTATCGGAGGTAGTCACTTCAACGACAATCCAGTTAATTGTAACTTTGACCCAAGCTGAATATGATTTGCTGTCACCTCCTGATTCTGCTACTTTGTATGTCATTGTTGAAGAAGAGGAGTAATAATGGAAGCTGTGGCCCTTTTACTTCCGGACGTAGAAAAAATCTATAGTGGGGCAGGGGAAGTCTCAAAAATTTATTTTGGTTCAGAGCTTGTTTGGAGCAGTTGGGATGGGATAACACGATTGACCTGTCTATCCATGCCGACCATCACCCCGGATACATCGGTCATAGCGGAACCTCCTGTGTCTGATGGGGAGGAATTGACCTGTCTATCTATGCCGTCTATCACGCCAGGTACGGTAGTAGCTTACAAAGTTACATATAATGGAAATGAAAATGATGGTGGGTCTGTTCCGACTGATAGTACTTACTATTCTTCTGGAACTGGTGTGACTGTTCTTGGGAATACGGGAACTCTGACGAAGGAAGGTTATGATTTTGATGGATGGAACACTCAGGCTGATGGCGGTGGCACGTCCTATGCTCCTGATGATTCGTTTAATATTACTGGGACCACGACTTTGTATGCCCAATGGACGAATGATCTTGAGAAAGTTTTGAAAGACCAAGTTTTTGATAAATACAAAACGACACTTGATGATGACTTACTGAAAGAAGTTTTTGGAGGATGATATGAAAGTAATGGATCCAAACGAAAGAAAAAAACTGTGGGGCCAACTCGACGATGCCGCCCGAAAACTCGGCGTGATGACATTGCCCCGGCTTCATATCGGGATGCTCGTTGAGAAGGATGGAATTGTCCTCACGAACCAGCGGGAGGAGGGGCATAGTTGGCTGCGAAACGGGTGGAATGTATTTTTTGCTGTGATGTCCGGTTGTCGGGGGAATGGTTCGGGAAGTCTCGGAGCCGGAAACATGAATTGTCGGACAAGTTATTCTTTAGTATCATCTATTTACGGTGGGGTTGAATATTGCAAAGCCCCGACTATTTACACCGGGACAAGCGATACGGCTTTCTCCGTAGACCAATATCAGTTGGTGGCAGTCATAGGTGATGGAAATGGGGCCGGTCAGCTGGCACACCAAAGCGTGTCCTACCAACTTGCCTACGATGCTACGGAGTGGACACATACAATTTCTCGGATATTCAACAATAATTCGGGAGATACAATCATCATTAAAGAAATCGGTCTATCCTATTCGGTGAATGTGTTTGAGTCCGGTGGTGTAACGGCGTATTTAGCCCGTGACGTTCTCGGTTCCCCCGTTGCCGTAGCCAATGGAGCCCAGCTTACTGTTACTTACGAAATCTCAATGGACTTCTCGTCTATTGATACATAATGGAGGTTTAAAATGTCAATTTCAAAAGAAATTCTTTCTGGCAGCACAGACGGTCTTGGTATCAAGATAACTGAGACTACTTATCCAGGAAACACAATACATACTGCTCACGAAACGAGTAAGGACGAAATTTGGATTTGGGCCTACAACGACAACGCCGAAGATGTAGAACTTACCATTGATTTCGGTGGAGATGGGGATGAGTACGATGATCCGGACTGCCTGATCGTTCAGACTATTACGGCACAATCGGGACTCTACCTTTGTGTTCCTGGACTTCCTCTGACCAATGAAAAGGTGATCAGGGCTTTTGCTGGATCAGCAAATGTGATCGTCCTGTATGGGTATGCTAATAGGATTAGCTGATGAGAACCTTCTACCGACATAAGGGCTTACGAGGTCTATTGCCTCAACTGCCTGTAACAGGTGAATCCTCCGATTACGGAGTAATGGTTGAGAGGGATAGGGCGGTTCTTGGGACATTGGCGAGCGCGGCGGAAGAAGCCGAAAATTACACCTACCAAGCATTTACCTCCGATGACACCTTTACCGTCCCTGCTGGCGTGACCTCCCTGCGGGTTCTGGTTGTCGCGGGCGGCGGTGGTGGGGGTTATGCAGGCATGGGCGGCGGTGGCGGTGCAGGAGGTTTGGTATTTGATCCATTCTATGCTGTTACTCCTTCCGAGGAGATAACAGTTACAGTTGGAGATGGTGGCGTTGCGGGAACTGATGGATCTCCTACAGGTGGTGATGGTGATGATTCTGAGTTTGGCGACCTGACTGCTGTCGGCGGCGGTGGCGGTGGTACGGGTTTTGAGAATGGAAACGGAAGCAATGGAGGTAGCGGTGGCGGAGCCGGAGGGTCGTTTGGGACGGAGGGTACAAGCACCCAGGCGGCTGGCGGTGGCGAGAACTCTTGGTATGGATACGGTAATGATGGCGGGACATCGGAAGTATTTTACCTCCATGGCGGACAGGGCGGTGGCGGTGCAGGAGGGGTCGGAACAGGGGGGGAAGATGGCGGTCATCCATCTCCTGGTGGTGTTGGGCTATACCAAGTAACCATTGGCGAAACCACATACAACTTTGCCGAAATGTTTGGCGAAATGAGTCCTGCCGTTGGGCATCATGTCGGTGATGAAATCTACTTTGCGGGCGGCGGTGGAGGCGGAAAATACGAAGGCGACAGGAGCCCGGGTGGTTACGGCGGAGGCGGCGCAGGAGGCCGATTTTTTGAGACTAATGCGGAAAGCGGCACAGGAGGTACTGGAGGAGGAGGAGGAGGGGATGGCAATATCGGTACACCAGGAGCGGGTGGCAAAGGTATTGTGATAATTGGATACGCATCAAAAAAGGGAGGAAATCATGGATAAAGTTATGGCAAAACTGGAAGAAATGGAGCGGCGGTTGGATGAACTTCTCGGCCATCCGAAGGAAGAATAGGAGGACGATATGGGATACAAAATGATAGTAAAAGAAAGAACAGAGGAAATCGTCAAGACGGGACACAGCCTCGCCTTATCAAGCGAAGGCTTTAAAAAGAGTGTTCCAATTTATTTTAATTTCCCCTTCTTTGGCAAGAAGTTTGATCTTGTCAATGTGGGAGCAAATGGGATTCTCAGTTTCATTGATCCGCTTCCGGGAACAGGAGACAACTTCTATCCAGAGACGGGCCCAAACAACTCAGACTTTTGGCCCCAAAGGTTCTTGTATTCGATCATGCCCTTCTTTGCGGATCTGAATCCGACTCCTCCTTGAGGGAGTTTTATGATCAAATACGGAACCCGTGAGGTTTCAACGAAAGAATTTTATCTTAGTTTTATCAATGTGCCGTGGCAAGCGAATCTGACAAAGAGAGCCACCTTTACTGTTTTCCTCACTCCTGATGGGCTGATCAGGATTATCTATGAACAGGCGGACTTCCTTTCTGGAAAAGTCTGCTATATGGGAATTCAAGGGGGAGAAGGAGAGGCGATCCGCATCCCTATTGGAAACTATGCAAACAAGGAAATTATGTTTGTTCCTGGGGAAGCGGATGAAGAGCCTGTTCCCGAACCTGAACCCGTCGATCCCTGCCCGCCCTGTGAATGTCCCACTTGCCCTACTTGTGGTAAGCCTTTTGACCAATGTTCGACCTGTTTCAAGTGTCCCGTGTGTGAGCCTTGTCCGCCTTGCGAACCTTGCCCCCCCTGTGACCCCTGCCCTACCTGTGCAAAATGTGGTAAACCCCTCACAAAATGTGCGGACTGTGATACTTTTGAAACAGTTATCGTGAAGGAGGTTGTGAAGGAAGTTCCAGTAATAAAGGAAGTTCCTGTGGAAGTGATAAAAACTGTTTATGTGGATAAGCCCGTCAGCTTTGTTTGGTATTATACTAAGAAGCTGTGGGATAAAATTTTCTAGGAGGAACGAATGTTTCCGTGGATTGATTTGATTGCAACTTTAGGCGGTTTAGTTGTCGCTCCCACCTTTGATTTCATTAAGAAGAAATTCATAAAGGAGGAGAACGATACACCGGAGAGAACAATGGGTTCTCTTGCTTCCACTAAACCGGAGGTTCTTCCGGAATACATCAAGGCATTGTCGGATTACTTCAAATCCCAAACCGATTATTTTAATCGTGACGTATGCGGAGAGGTCGATCTATGGGTTAGGGATGTCCGAGCGATTATCCGACCTATCACAGTAGTCGGATCGCTTCTTATTCTTGGTGTAATTGCTTCCTCCGTCCTGTTCTTCAATTATGTCCCCACAGGGGATTCTGAAATAGTTCTTGCTGGTGTTAGGGTTTCATGCGAAGCAAACGTATCCTCATGGATGGGGAGTCGTTTCTCGCTGAAAAATTAGGAGGAGTTATGAGATGGGAGAAAGGGGTTTTTGGTTCTTCACCGCATTTGTTGTTCTGGTTTCTGTGTGTCTGTTTTCTCATTCGCCAACGGTAGCGGGAACGACCGCAACAGACAGTTTTTCGATTCATTGGTATTGGACGATTCTTCTGAGTGCGATAATGCTCCCGTTGGTTATGCTGTATGTCCGATTTTTGTTCACACAGCAACGGACTGATCTGAACGATTTAAAGAAGGATGTTGAAACACAACTAGATAAAATGGACACCAACTTTCGTGGCGAACTAAAGGAATTGAAAAAAGAAGCGAAGGAACGGGACGAAGCTCTAAAAAATTGTATCCTCCTGAAGGCGGATGTGGCGACTCTTGACCGTTTTAGTTCTGACAATCGGGAAGCCCATAGGGATATTTGGAGACGAGTTCACGGACACAAACATGATGAGAAAGGATTGGTAGTAATAACTACCGAGACTGAGTAATGCCTTTTTTTAGCAAAACTTCAAAAGAGAGATTGGCAACCTGCCATCCTGATTTGCAGAAGGTAGCTAACAGGGCTATCCAACTAATTGACTTTACTGTAGTTTGTGGACACAGAAGGCAAGCTGAACAGGATGCGGCTTTTTACAATGGTAAGTCTACAAAGAAGTGGCCTTTCAGTACGCACAACAGGATTCCTTCCCTTGCTATGGATCTAGCACCATATCCAATAGATTGGGAGGATACTGACAGGTTCATTTATCTTGCTGGAATTATTATAGGAATAGGATTTGAATACGGAATCCCAATTCGCTGGGGTGGCGATTGGGATTCCGATTTCATTACTCAGGATGAGAAGTTTCGTGATTATCCCCACTTTGAATTGAATTACTGATCCCAATTAAAAAGTCTAAGCCTCCCAATCATTCATATTCATACGCTATATTGTGTTTCACTCGGGACTTCTCAAAGAGGGGTTTCCTCCTACAATATAATGTCCGCCCCGAAGGGGCGGGGGAGGCTTAGACTGAATCTATTATACAAGTTTACTAGGTCTTGTCAACCCTTTTAGTTGTGTAATAGAGCTGGTTCTGTAATTCTTCACACAACCTCTCCATTGCCAAAGAGACTCGTTCTGTCGCTTCAGAGAATGTTTCCAAAACTTCCTGTAGAATGATGCTTTGCTCTTCTAATAGCACCACAAGAATCTCGTGGGCATTTTCGTGATCTTCAATGTGAGGATGGCGGCGAACATTTCGCTGCCAAACTTCACTATGTTTCGATACCAAAATCTCTTTCCTGTCTCGCAATTTCCTTAAACGGTCTTGTGTTTCAGGTTTCATTTTTCCTCCATAAATTGTGGGTAGAATTTTTTTACTTCTGTGACAAACATATCCATCAATTCTCTGAATTGAGGATGTGCTTCAGGGGCGGATCTCTGCTTTACAATGTGAACCCATTCAGGAAGGTGTGTCGTGACTATGATTTCTGCTTTTGTCGCATGGGGCAGTACATCCCGTGCGATCTGAGGGGGAACGCCATTGTCTAACAGGTAAAGGTACATATCTTCTGCCTTGTGAAGGAACGATTGGTAGGAATAGCTTAGAGCAAGGTCTTTGTCCTTGAACCAATCCTGATCAATCACAGTAATACCATGTTTGTACCTTACATATCTTGTGCTTTCTTGGGAGAAGGAAACAGGGAAACGATGCCGTACAAACTCATGGGTAATCCCCCTGTTAGTGACGAAGTGGGCTGTTATTGCAAAGGCTTTGGGGAATCGTTTAATTAAAAGCTTATCGGCAGCAAGTTCCGCAGTTTTGAGTTGGACTCCGTCTCGAACCATTGGGTTTAGCTCTTCATCAAAAGCGACTCGGTTCCCCGCAACAGTTTCATACCATTTATCTTTTTCTATGTGCATAAAACTGTTCAAAAATGGAGAAAGGTAATCGTGCCTCTCATTCGTCCAAACTTCCCAAGCGTGTTCAAAGATAGACTTGTGGCCCTGTTCCCGTCTCTTCTCAAGAAACCTGATCCACGAATCTGTGGTCTGTCTTTCCTCCGTCTTGTAACACAACCTCCCTGCATATTCGATCAGCTTTTCAGGGTGGTCGTAGGAGAAAGGCATTTCTTTTGCCGTCAGATTTGTAGCTAGAATCTTAACCGACTGTTTAACCTTGTTCATTTTAGACCTCCTGTACCACCCGCCATTTTTTGAATGTTTTTTCATCTGATGCTTTTAGTCTTAATACATCCTTTTGTGCATCCGAAAAGGATGAGTAATATGTTGTGAAAACTTTAAAACAATCCCATCCTGACTTCATCTCTACATCTCCTAGATCGCACCAAAAGTTAAAAACCCAAAGAATCTGATACCTCCTTTGAATTTTATACCGCAGTCCATTTGTGAGGATTCGGTATTTAGGCATTTCATTTGTCCTCCAATGTGAAAATTGCCATTCCAATAATGAAGCAAAAGAGGGTGAATAGTTGTTGGACGAAAAGCAGTCCCATCTGCCTCCATATGTCCTGGTGAGGACTTAGGGCTACAGGCAAGTAGATAGGAGCAAACAGAAAAGCAAAACCAAGAAGGATTTTCATGTTGACCTCAAGGATAGGTTATTTTGGCGTTCCCGCCTGTGTTTACCACTTCAATAACTTTGTCTGCACTTTCGATAATTTCTGGAATGTGCGATATGAGGATAATCTGCACTCCAAGCGTTTCGCTGAATAACTTCAGCATGGCACTTGCTTTGTGTTGCAAGTCTCGGCTCAGGAATCGGAAGGGTTCATCTAGGATGAACACAGGACGATTCGGCTTCATAGCCCATATCGCACACCGCAATGCAAATGAAGCAACATCTATAGTCCCGCCTCCGGCTGCGGAGAGGGGATCGACTTCCTGTCCATTCTTTACAAAGAACAGGTTGCACTCCGTCTTCCCACGCTTTGTTTCAAATCTGACCCTAAACTCATAGGGATCATCAAAGATCGCTTGGAAAGCCTTTGTTACCACACCTGATATATGCTCTTCCAAATTACGCTGAGTTTCTTCTGCAACTACCTGAGCGACTTTTTGGGCAGTCAATGTGTCTGTTATCGACTGCTCCAATTCTTTTTGTTTCTCTTCCTTTTCGGAAAGAGACTGCTCTCGGACAGCAAGTTGTTGGAGCTTGCTGTCCAAGAGTTTACCGATAGTCTCTATTGCGGAATAGAGGATCATCCTAAATGTCTCTCAATTTCTTCAAGTTCGGATTTAATCTCAAAGAACATATCCGCTATCTTCCCATCTAAAGTCTCGATTTCCTTCTGCATTTTTGCTAACAAAGCATCCCCTTCTTCCAAAGAGGAGACTTCAAATTCAGTCTTGAGGCGGTTCATCATCTCAGATAATCGGCCTGATGCTTCCGCCTCTTCCTTCTTTGCTGTTTCAATTCTCTTCTTCCATATTGAAAGCTTTTCAACAATGTTTTCCATTAAAACCCTCCACAGTAATCTCTAGCAATCTTCTCTACTTCTCGGAGACTTTCTTGGGTCATTTTTCTGTGTTTTTTGGCTGTGAATTGCTCTTGAACATCATGGAGAAGAGTAAGCAGTTCTTCTTGGGTGTTCAGATCCGCCAAAGTTGCTGTCTCCTTATTCACATACGCCAATTCATACATTCCCCTCTTCACCTGTTTGTGGGAACGCCTCTTCCGCCTTTCTACTTCAATGATCTGTTCAGCGGGAGTTCCAATCTTGTAACCCACACCTGGGACATTGATAAGGCGGAATTCGTTCTTTTCCAAAAGAGCTTCATTGCAAGTACCGACTGCCCGCTGAAGGCGTTCTTTACCAACCTCCCTGACAATCCGTGCAGTATCATTGAACGGGGCGTGAGACATCAACCATTTGTAGGTGTAGATTTGACCGACTTCCCCATCCTTTACAAGGTCAAACAAGACCTCAACATCCAGTTTCATCGTTTTCTTTTTGGCCTTAGCCATTGCACTTCTCCTTTTCAGATTGACTCTCCAAGCTTTTTCAGCTCTTCAAGAACAGTAGCACGGATGACTTCTTTATCTAAGCCATCCCACCTTGCCCTATACTTCATAGATTCCAAGTAGTTGTGCAGGAGCTTTCGTTTATATTCATGTCCCCGCCTTCTTCCTGGAATCGTATGTTTGCCGATTTTTAAAATGTAAGCAACCTCATCCGTTGTTGTCCACGCCTTGTCATATTTCTTGGGCATTATTCCACATCCTCCTTCTCTCTAAGGCACTCTAGCAAGATTTCTTTCACCTGTCCTGGTAATTCTTTTGCCCGCTCTCTCAGGTTTCGTTCAAAGTTCAAACCTGACTGCCAGTTAGAAGTTCTCAATTCTGGGTGCTGTCTCAACGCTTTCAGAAAGTCTTCCACCTGCTTCTTTGTGTTCTCTTCTATCTCGCCTTTCTGGATAGCCTTCTCTAAATCGAATACTTTATCAGCCGGTTCAATGGGAATTTCGACATCCCAAACAACCCCATCAGGCGTAGCACCAAACAGTAGAGGCTTGTGGTCGATCTGATCTATTGCAGTTCGACAGACTGAGCCTGGATTGATTAGAATCCTTCCCGAACTATTCCTGTAAAAGAAGGTTTTGTGATTGTCACCACTAATCACAAGATCAAATGGATATTTCTTTAGAAAATCCTTGGCCTCAATGTTCCCTTCCTGTCCTGGGAAGAGGGGGCCGCCATGTGTAATCATTCTGTGAATAAGAAGGATGTTGAAATGGTCTTTGTTCTTAATCTTTGGAATGTCTGAATCCCAAGAAGCTCCATACAAGTTTACATTCTGATCTAGCCAAATTGGTTTTTCTTCAGCGATTTGGACTACATCAGTTTGTGACAAGGCATAAAGGGGAGTATTCTCCCGTCGTGTGTGGTATCTCAGGTCATGCTGTCCATAGACTGAGAACACAGACTGCCCAAACAGAATCGGGAGATAATGAGCATAGACATAAAATGGTATTTTAGGAGTGTCCCAAAAGTCTCCTCCTACAAGTAGGACATCTTCTGGTTCCTTCAAATAACTCAATATAAATTTTAGTTTCTGTGTTTGGGTATCAGGAAAGCTATCATTCCTCCACCCAGGAGTTCTAGCCATCAAGTGTAAATCTGATATACAGAATATTCTCACAGTCCACCTACAATCCTTTCTGCTTCTTTCTTAGTTATCGGACGAATACAAGTCGGGCAAACTTTGGCCTCAATCAATGCCATTTTGTATTTGCCAAGCAAATCAGCAATTTGCAGTTCCCTTTCCTTCTTCAGGCCAATTATGCCCCTCACCTGTTTCAAATCTTTCTCTAGCCAAAGGGCTTTATCCTTCAAAGTCTTTAACAAATCAGTTTGGGAAGCTAGCTTTGCTATTGGAATTGACAGGCTTAGCCACTCGCTGTTGTATGCTTTCCTGTCCTGCCATGTCCCAATTGTTTTAAACAAGGCAGACAAGGCTTTGTGTTGAGAAATTTTTTGGTTGTATTCTTTGACCGACTCAAGCAGACTGTTTACTTTGTGTTCGATCAATGGATAGCCGGCATACTTTGCCTTTTTGGTAATAGCCTCTTTCACCGTCATAAGGGATGCTTCAAGCTTTACTTTTTTGGTGTTCAGGACATCCCTTTCAGTACAAAGGATGATAAGCCTGTCATACTTCTTTTTGAGCTTGCGGTAGGGGGTCAACCGTGCGATTTCTTCCCTGTCGTGATCAATCCCCTTCTCTTCATATTTCAGATTGGTTCTGAGGGCATATAAACGCTTATTGATGTTCCCGAACAATCTGTCGATTACTGTGAGGCCAACTATCTCGTTCAGCTTTCGGGTAACCTCTGCGGGCTTCTCTCCAATCAGGAAGTAAGGAGAATGTTGGGACTGGATGTTGATCTCCGACATTCGTGTTACATTTGTAATCTCAGGCGGGAGATCAGTCCGCAAGGCTTTCAACAACCCTTCGGGAGTTTCATAAACATTTTCCTTCCCCCGTTCTTTACAGATGAATCCATCATCAAAAATAATCTGACCTGTGACGGCTCCCTTCTTAGGAATGTCCCAATTCTTGAACTCTTCTCCTGAAGGGCGGTTCATCACAACCCACTCAATCAACCGAGTTATCGAGGATTTCCCCGCATCACTTGTGCCGGTGATTACATTTACTCCACTATCAAATTCAATAGCAGAATCTTTGTGGGCTTGGAAATATCCTATCTGGATTTCGGTAATCATAAATACAATCCTCTTGTGCCAATAACCTTGAATTTGTAGGCACACACAGTTTTAGGGATGGACTGAACAACGGGAATGGGGTAATCTGTCCTGTAGTTGTTTGGCGTAGGCACTATCTTCGGTATCTCAATGTTTGAGTTCCTTTTCTTGAAGTCTGCATAGCGTCTTCCAACTCCGTTTATAGGGAACACCCACATTGGGAAATAGAAGAAACCATCTACTTCACACTCAAGGATTTTTGCAAACTCCCCATTCAGTTGCCGAGAATCTTCATAAAAGAAGAACCCCATTGTTCCATAAGGCATATCGTATTCTTTACCAACTTCTGTTGAATACTGCTGAATGAATGGATTCTTCTCGTCCCAAAGGGAAACCATTGAAGTATCATTAAAAGCATTGATCTCTTTAAAGACCATACCAAGAGGGATTTCTGTCAATTTATCATAAGTCACACCCAACTGATAAAGAGGCTCAAGTAATTCAGGGTGGAACTTGCAGTAAATATCCAACCCTTTAAGTCTGCTTACTCCCTTTTTCGAGTCGGCGAAATTTACTCCGAGTTCCTCCACCGAGTGAAGTGTTTCGTGCGGAATGTCCAGTTTTCCAAACAGATAGAAATTCTTCATTATTCATCCTCCCACGGGACGTCCAAAGGAAAAAGGTATCAAGGTTCATTATCACGACGGAATCATCTAAATTGATGTACGGACAGATCGGTGCCCCCATAAAATACCGAAGGTTATTGAAGTTGTCGAATGGTATAGCAATGTTAGCCATCATCATCGGGCGACGGAATATCAGGACGGGGGCTTTATCAACCTTAATAGCCTGATCTACCGCCTGTCCCCACAGTTTGAGGAAAGTTCCTCTGACCTGTCGGGAGTCAATGATGTCAAGGATACACCAATTTGTAATCTGTGTTTTTGCTTCTGATTTCCTCCGGCTAGAATATCCAGTCTTGCACTCAATCGACCAAACATCAATCAAAGGCTTTCCTTCAGGAGTATTATAGGTGATGTCACCAATTGTATAATCTGTTTTATCCTGAGATTTAAGACGGTTAGTTGCTCTTGATCCAGAGCCTCCCGTCCTAAGAAAGACTTCAGAGGATTCCCCGCCTGACCACCACATAGAAAGCTTCTTTGCTATTTCGTTCTCAAAATTACCCCCTTTCGCCATTTCGCCTCTCCTCTAACAGACCCTCCAACAGATACAAATAGTTGTGAAGGTCATTCATTTTTGCATCCATCATCTTATCTGATGGGACAGTCCCAAAGACCGTATCATTTATCATGTCAATTAGAGAGACTATATGCTTTTTGTACATTCCCCACAAGGATTTTTCAGGGGTTTCCATGTCAATTCTTGCGGCAACCTTGAAGTTATGAAGGCGGTCATTCTGCCGTTCATACTCTTCTCTCTTCTCATAAAGCAAGAGGTGGGTTGCCTTCTCATGCCGTTTTTCGACTAATGCGATAAGTTCTTCCTGTTTCATGCCAAGTTAAATCTCTCTTTCCATTTTTTTAAGTCTTTAAGGAAAGACTCAAAACCATAGATTTGGCACATCCTTATGAATCCATCAATGCTTCGTTGCCCATCCTTCTTGACCTTTACTGTCTTAGTTCCTGGAAAAGGAAGGGTCACAAGGATTTTGTTTCTTTCTCGGATCTCTATTCCTTCGGAGCTTGTGATGTTCTTGAAGGCGGCTGTAGAAGGTTTTAGTTCCCCCCTGAGA